CAAAAACCTTCTTACCCTCCTCAACGCTCGCATATACCGCTGACGCCGAAACCAAATTGAGGACACGACCCGACACACGGTCGTCGAATTTACGTACCTTCTCTGCGGGGTCAACAACGAAAACATCAGCCCCAGTGGTCCCAACGACCAGGAAAGGTAGTCCTCCGCAAGTATCATTCAAGATCTTGACCGGGAGTTCGATTCCTAAAACTCTCACGATCACTTCCACAAACAACAGACATGAATGGACGGCGATTCTGCCGGCAAAAGCTTTGCCGGTGAGCACGTCGTCGCCGTCAACCATGCTGATGCGACCTTGAATGGGAACAGCCCCGACGATGCGACGATAGATTTTCCTCTGTAAGGATGTGGAACCCTCAGGAGGAAACTCAGTACTCGCGTGGCTGAACTGTCTACCGCTAGCTCTCATGAGCCTGTTCAAATCCTCAAGCTCACGAGGAAATTTCGCGTATTGGTAATTCATCTCACGCGCGACAGCGGCATTTCCGTGAGATATAAGGTCGGCTACGGAAGAAGCGTAGTCAACCTCGGGGGCCCTCCACGAACTGTCAGAGGGTGAGGCTTTACCAGCCTTTGGATTGGATTTGTCCTTTTTGCCAACTTCAACAAAATCCTCCCCTTCGGAATCGGAATCTCCGACGTTCCGCGCCTTCCGAAAAGCGCGGTTCGGACGAGCAACTTGAGAAACCATCTTTTGAATAAGGGAATTAAGCTTGTCTCGTGGATACTTGAGTGCCTCGAAATGTGGCAGGAACTCACGATACAGGTTCCTGACGAGGTACTGCTCACCCTTGCGAGTGACCACGAGATGTTGCAAAGCTTCCTTTAATTCAAAGAGAGTGGCTTCCCCTGAATTGAGCAAGACTTCAACCTTCTCTTTCGACAATTTAGCTTGATTAGCTTCGTATTCGATATCAACTTGGCGTTGGGCCGCGCTGGCGAGAAGGTTAAAGTCGGTTGTATTCATGCTGCTCAAATACCCCGTTACGTGGGGATGACGTGACTGGTCGCGGCCAAGACGGCTACTCATCCCTCCACTTCACCGTCCCCTTCACCCCCTCGGACCACTGAATTTTCCTAAGCCAGGAGGTTTACGCATGATCTTT